TGGCCTTGGTCCAGTTGGTGCAATTGGAAAGGTAGAAGAAAAGAGCGATGGAAAAGCCACAGGATTAAGTCTTTCGCTTTCTGGTGTTCCGCTTTCTCAAATTTCTGAAGCGGTAAACACGAATTATCAAGGTTCGCCTGTAAATCTTTGGATGGCTTGTTTTGATTCAAGCTGGAATCTGCTTAATTATCCTTATCAATTATTTGGTGGATCGATGGATGTAATGTCGATTCAAGATGGAACATCGACTGCAACAATTACAATGGCAGTTGAAAGTCGTTTAATTGAAACGCAACGACCACGCACAAGGCGTTACACTCAGGACGATCAGCAACTTGATTATCCTTCAGACACAGGGTTTCAGTTCGTCAATAATTTACAGTTAATGCAGATTTATTGGGGCAATCCTAATGGACCATCAATCAATCTTCCGGGATCAACAGGAGTAACTCAAAACGTTATTGGATCTGCGCCATGATTGTACGCTTTCCATACTGGGAATCCAAGCTTAACGCTTTTATTGAAGAAAGGCGCAACGCTCCATTTCAATGGGGTGTTAATGATTGCTGCCTATTTGCGTGTGATGCAGTTAAATCAATTTGCGGTTATGATTTTGCTGAAAGCTTACGCGGTACATATTCAACGGCTTATGGAGCAGGAAAAGTTTATTTAAAACTTAAAGTAAGAGATGTTTCAGAGCTTGGTTGGAAGTATGTTGATGAAGGTAAACTTTCAATAGTTGATATTCGTAAAGCAAACCGTGGCGATTTTTTGGTTTATGCAAATTGCAAAACTAGGTCGCTAGGAATTTCAATAGGAGAATGTGGTGCATTTGTTTCGGAAAAAGGATTGGCTTTTATTCCTAGAATCGAGTGCGTCACGGCTTTCACTTACTAATTATGCCACAAGTAATCGCACCAGTTTTTTGGGCAGTTGAGGGTTTCCTCGAGGTTGACGTTGGCCTTAGCATGGCGACGGCAGTCACAATCGCTGAAATCGGAACAATTATAGTTCCGGGGATTGCAGCAGCGTATGGCGCTTCAAAACTTTTATCGCCTAAGAAAACGCCTTTTCAAATGGTTCCGAATAACTCGCTTATTCGTAACTCAGCAGCAAATCGTTTTCTTGCATATGGAAGATCATCTGCTGGTGGTGTTGTTGTTTACATCAATCAAAGTGGTTCAAGCAATCAATACCTTGATCTTGTTTTCACTTTAGCAACGCACGAAATTGATGCGATTGAAAGCTTGGTGCTTGATAATTGGGCTTTAACATTTGACGGCACAGGCACGAATGGTGGTGGTGTTTGCACAAGCGAAACAGATATGCGAACAGGCGTTACTTCTACGCGCTATGCTGGCAAGGTATTTGCAAACTTTCATCTTGGATTACAGGGAGATGCTGCTGATTCAACATTAATTACGAATAGTGGCGGTCAATGGACATCAACTTGTACATTATCTGGCGTTGCTTATGTTTATTTACGCCTTACTTGGGATCAAAACACATTTAGCGCTGGAATACCTAACATTTATGCAATCGTTCGTGGTAAAAAGGTCTTAGATCCTAGAACTGCAACGTTTGTTACTGGATCAACAACCAGTGGATCAGCGACTGTTAGCGTTTCAAGTACTTCTGGATTATCAACTGGAATGGCTTTTAGGGGTGCAGGAATTTCTCCACTAGCAAAGATTTTATCAATAGGTACTGGTACAGTTACGCTTAATGCTAATGCAACTTTAAGTTACAGTAATCAAACGTACATTGCTGGAAATCCAGCATGGTCACAAAACGCAGCAATGTGTGTTGCTGATTTTATGATGGATCAAAATTACGGCTTTAGAGTAAACGCTGGTGATTTTGATTTAACGTATTGGACAACGGCTTGTAATGATTGCGATGTTTCAATTGGCATTTCTGGTGGTGTATCTGAAGCTCGTTACACGGTAAACGGCACAATCGACACAGGTCGCGCACCTGGGGAAACGTTAGACAATATGCTTGGTGCTATGGCTGGTTTATGTCCGTGGGTAGGTGGTAAATGGTACATGAGAGCAGGAACATACCAAACGCCAACTATTACCTTAACAGATTCAGATCTTCGTGGTGCGCCAACGCTTTCAACGAAAGTATCAAGGCGTGACACAATAAATACTGTTAAAGGAACATACTGCGAGCCAACTGCTCAATATAACGCAACTGATTTCACTCCTGTTGCCGATGCTACTTATTTAGCAGCAGATTTAAATACGCGTTACATAAACGATGTAACTTTTCCTTTTACGACAAGCCACGCAACCGCACAAAGAATTGCTAAGTCAATCTTAAGGCGCTCGAGGTATGGACAAACTGTCTTAACAATGCCTTGCAAACTTACTGCAATGCAGGCTCAAGTTGGTGACAACGTAAACATTACGCTTTCACGTTTCGGATATGTAAATCAGCCATTTGAAGTAGTTGGATTTACATTTGCGCATTATGCAGATTCCAACAATTCGCCAGCGTTAGGAATTGATCTAGTTTTAAAAGGCACAAACTCTGCGGTGTTTGATTGGGCAAATGGTGAAGATGTGGCAAACGCCAGCACAATATTAAGCAATTTACCATCACCTTATAACGTACCAACGCCAACAGGTCTTACTCTTTTAAGCGATGTTAGCACAGTAGCGGTTCAAGCAGACGGTACAATCGTACCACGTTTAAAAGTTAGCTGGACTGCTCCATCTAGCCAATACGTTACAAGCGGTGGATCTGTTGTAATTCAATACAAACGCCATGTTGATTCAAACTGGCTTGATTGGGATAAGGTTTTAGGCGCGCAAACAACAGAGTACATTACTAACATTGTTAGTGGCACGGCTTACGATGTTAGAATTAGCTTTTTAAATTCTGCTAGCTATCAAAGCGCATGGCAAGAATCTGACAATTACACCGTAAGTGGTATTGCAAACGCTCTATCTGCTCCATCATCAATCACTGCAACCGCCGGAGTTGGTCAACAAATATACGTTAAATGGACCGCATGGACAGATCCGACAGTGTCATTCTACAAGGTTTACCGTTCTACAAGCTCCAGCGATCCCTCGCCGACTTATCTAGGCTCGACACTGACCAACCTGTTCCTAGATCCCTCACCAACATACGGTATAGCGTATTATTATTACGTCTCGACAGTAAACACGAGCCTAGTGGAAGGGTCAAAGGGAGTAAGCGGAAGCGCAACGGCAACAAAATCAACGCTAGTAAACACAAGTGGACCTAGCACGCCAAGCGCACCAACGTTTGCAAGCAATTTTACCTATACCGCAACAGATGGAACTTCGCTTGCATCAATTACGTTAAACGTAGGTGCATTGCCTTCTGGTGCTATTATTCAAAGCGTAATGTATCGCACAAGCGGTACATCTCAATGGATTAGTGGACCAGAAGATAATAACACATCTGGCGTAACGATGACGGTTTCTGACCTTACAACTGGTCAATCATACGACTTTGAGGTTCGTGCTTACAATGAAAGTGGCGTTTATACCGAAAGCAGTTCACTCACACTAACTGCACCAACTAAATCCACTGCTCCATCGGGACCAGCATTAGTTGCGCTTTATACGCCATCAAGCACTTATACAGTTCCCCCAGCTTACACTGCTACACAAACGCAGCTATATGGAGCTTATTTGACATGGTCTGCTGACAGTGCAACCGATGTTATATCTTACGAAATTGGTAATTCCAGCAATACATCAACCAGTCCTTCATATGTTGCTTATACGACAAGCAATTTAGCTATTCCTGTATATACGCTTAGTTTATTCCCACTGTTCTATTGGGTTAGGTCAGTAAATCGAAGTGGTGTGCGTAGTTCATGGATTGTATGTAGTACGAACATGAACGGCGTGTGTTCGCTAACCGCAGGATCACTCAGCACTCAATCTCAATCATCGCCTTCAATGACAGGCGTTCAAATTGGTTCATTAGGAGCTAGTTCAATTAAACCAATTTATGCCTCATATTCAGATGTTGTAGCTTACACTACGACAAACGGCACAAATTACGAAGCGTTTACAGTAAATATATCAGGACGCGGATTTACATCAGCACCGACAAGTGCGGTGTTTAACATCAACGCACCAAACGTTACTTGTTTCTATAATCCTTATGTGACTGGTTCTTGGAATACATCAACCAGCGTTCACTTTGAATTGCAGGGTGTTAATGGCGCAGCGATTCCAGTCGGTACAGGTTTAATTATCAATTTTACACTTACTCAATAACATGGCTTTACAAAAATCATTCACGATTCCGGGGACTTCATACCCGATTACATATATACGAATAGATCGCGTTGACATTAGCCAACAGGCACAAGATGCGACTTTACGTCTTGGTATTTATCCAGATAAAGCAACGGCTGATTCAACTTCTGCAAATCCAATATCATTTGGAATAGCACGGTTTACTGGATCAAACTTTGATAAATACTTTAGCCGTTCAAATTTAGTTACGGCAGCAGCATCAGGAAAGACTGTTCACAGTATTGGATACGGAGCAATTAAAGATGCTTTAGCTGCTTACAAGGCAACTCCCTCAACGTTCATCGCTTTAATTCAAAACGATTTTGGAGGAATTGAGGCTTTCGATGGAGCTACGGATTGCTAATGGTCAAGCCGAAACGATTCGTTGTCGTATCAGACAACCACGGAGATATGGTGGATGAAGTTTCCGCTAATGCCTTATGGCAGTTCCTGAAAGACTGGAAACCGGAAATTAGAGTCCACGCAGGCGATGCTTTTGACTTTCGCAATCTACGCAAAAACAATTCGGAAGATGAACGTCAAGCATCGCTTGAAGATGACTGGATGATGGGAATTGATTTTATTCGAAAGTTCTTTGATGGCGGTAAATCAAATCATTTTCTTAGGGGTAATCACGACGAACGCATTTACGACTATTCACGCAATGCTAATGGTTTGATGCGCGACTACGCAAATGATGGCATTAGGCGTTTAGAATCAGTTGTAAAACGCTGCAATGCTAAGATGCTTCCATATGATGCGCGTGAGGGGGTGCTAGAACTTGGAAAGCTTAGAGTAATACATGGGTATCATGCAGGCGCAGGAGCTTGTCGCTCACACGCAAACATATACTC